ACCTTCAGCTCCAACTAAAATTGGATTAGATGTATCTACTGATTTAATAAATTTCCAATCATTATATGACATAAATTCCTGAGGTAATGAGCATCCTAATAAATGATGGTAATAGTTTTTATGAATGGTTCCTTTTTCAACTAATCGTCTAATGAACTCCATTCTGCCATACATTTGTTTCTTTAATTTAGGCATACTACTATCATATTCCTTTTCATAGGTAATGCTAGAGTGGTTAAATGCAATATGATTATAACCTAAATCTATTAGTGTTTGATAGGTTGATATTAATTCACCCATATCTTGTCCTTGACACACAGCCATTAAATTAACATTCTCAGGCAAATCTTGTTTATAATTAATCATCCAGTGTTTAGCATTACGAAGGGTAGTTGTTGAATCATTCCAAGCATCAGGTACAATGAATATATCTGGTTTTATTAGTTTAATTTTAGATAATAAATCTTCAGTTGTATGAGTTATTCCTTCGAATAGCCCGTTATCCATTATAATGAATCGCTTATCTTTTTTAGATTTTTGGAAGAATAATTTATATTGTTGATATTGATCTAATAAGTGTGGAAGACAATAATCTCCATCTGTCCATTCATAAGCATAATGCATTAAACTAAGAGGCAATTCATGAAAAATTTTCATAATGTTTTAATTTTGCTCGTGCTTTATCTATTTGAATTTGATAATACCATTTACCTAACCAACTAGATGCTCCATTATATTTTTTTTCTAATTGCTCAATTTTATTATAAATAGGTCTATTATATTTATTAAGTATATCAATATCATAATAACTATTATTTTCTAACATAGCATCTTCCCAATGACCTTCACTAACATAAAGTGGTGGATTTTGTTCAATAATTTTTTTACGCTGGTTTTTCCTTGATTTTTTATTCATATATAGCAGAATTTTTATAATTTTCCATAAATTTTACTCTTACTACTTTAACTCTATTATTAGTTTCTTCTTGAACAAATGTATTTAGTTTTTCGTAGATAAATTTTGCAAATTGTTCTGCACCAACAGCTGGTATTATTCTAAGTTGAATGATACCTAATTGAGCCATTGTTTTAAAACCACCTAATCCTGGGTCATCTTCAGCTATAACTGTAGTATGGTCAAACATATAGTCCATCCATTCTTTAGGGTTTTTTCCATCAATATTACCTTTTGCACGTTTCATGCCTCCAAAATCCCATACCCAGTTACGCTCATCTAGTTCACCTTCAAACCATACTTTAAATGAAATACCATAACCATGAAGAAATCTACAATGAGTACCTTCTGCTTTCCATTGACGAAATACTGTACTATAACCGTCGAATAATTTTGATGATTTAAAACCGGGCATATTATTATTTTTTAATTGTGACGTTTGGTCTAAATATTATACTTGTTAAGATATTTAATCCTATTGCTTGTAAAAAAGTAATTGTTGGTAATCCAAATAATTCAGGCATTAACCAATTCCATAACAACATCATTGGATAACCTAATATTAAAATAATTGTAACTATGAGTGCTAATAATTTAGCTATCCCGTTTAAATAATCATTCATTATCATCTTGATTTTTATCCTGATCCTCATCTATATCAATTTTAATTTCTGATAGAGATTGCTCAATTTTAGATACTATATTTAGTAATTCATTCATCATTTGTGTTTGTTGCTCGGGGGATGATATTTCTATATTTTTCTGTATCTCAAGCACTCGTTCGTACATTTTATTAGGATCCATTTTTATCTTTTTTATCTATTAATTTATAAAATTTTTTCGCCACTACCACACTTCCTTTTTTATGTTTTGGGGTATAAGGACAATGTTTACATTTATTACCACAGCATTCTCCTCTCTCAATGTGATAGAGGGCAGTAAATACTACCCTCACATCATCCATATAATAATGAACATCTTTAATAAATGCCATATTAAACCATTTCACACTGGTTTCCTGCACAGGCTTGTTGGTCCATTAATGCTGTTTCATCACTAAATTCAACTACTTTACTTAAGTCAATTGAATGTAGGTGTTGAGCCATTTCTTCAAATTGTTCTTTAGTAATATCTTCGAATGGTGCTTGAGTATAAGTACCTCCAAAATAAGGTAATACTGATAAACCATTGAATGTTTCTTTATTTTCCCACATCCATTTACCTACTGCTTCCCACTCACCTTCATTAATTGATACTGTAGCTGATACGTTATTTGTATTAGCACCTTTACGATGTCCTTTTTTAACCCATTGTACGTTGAAACGTTTAACACGCTCTAACATATCAATAACGTTTTCGTTTCTTAATATTGATCCTTCTGGTGCCTTTTGAGGTACTGAAATCACAGCTTGGATTGTTGGTTTGAAAAAATCATCTTCTACTAATTCTGGGTGGTTAACTGCTAAATAAGAATGTATAGCTTCATTTTTACCTACACGAATACGTCTAATGTAGTAGTCATTGTGCCAAGCGTGAATACCACTTGCAGTACCTAATACTAATGAGCTAGTACCTGATGGTTTAACTGTAGTTACACGAGCTGCTTTATTAACACCGATTTTTTCTGCTACATCAGCATTTACTTCTTTAGCTAAATCAGCTGCTTTCTTTAAATCATATTTTAAAATAGCTCCTGATCCAATACCTGTCATACCAACACCTAATAAAGCGTCTTTTTCAGTTGTTTTCTGCCAAATGTCTCTTAAGTAGTGAAAATCAGTATATGCTGCTTGTAGTGTACCAATAAAGGCACCTACACGTACTCTTTCGTTTAAATCCTCTTGTGACTCAACGTTTGAAACGTTTACTTCACATAAGTTACAGAATTGATAAGAACGTAAAGCAATTTCACAACATGGGTTTGTACCCCAATCTTTATCGTTTGAGAAATAAATGCCTGGTTCACCAGATCCACTTAATTCAATTTTCTTCCATAATTTGAAGAATTCTTCTTCATCAATTTTATGACGCATTACAACGGCACTGTTGTTTGCTCTACCACGTTGAGGATTTTCTTCCCACCAATTACCAAACTTACAAGTTAACATTTCTTCATCATCTAAATTGAATAATGAAATTAACGCTGCACGTCTAATACCACCACTCAATACTGCATCTGCAATATGACAAGCCATATCATGAACTTCCACTGATGATAGTCTATCACCATTTTTCTTACGTTCAAATATTTTACCTAGGTTAAATAAACATTCTTTTAATGGTTCAGGACCAGGTGCTTTACCACCTACAGTAATTAACTGAGCACCTTTTGGTCTAATATCTCTAAAATCAAATAATGGTAGTGGTGCTCCTTGAAAATATGCTTTACAAAGCATTCTAACAGCATCTGCCCATCCTTCAATACTATCTCCTATTAAATATCTTTTATGTTTAGTTGGTACCTTAATTTCAGGTAATTGTTCAACATGATGTGTTTGTACTGAGTATCCTACTCCACAACCAGAGAGTAATAAAAACATTATTTCACTGAATGCTCTCCAATCATCAATAGGAAGAAAAGAACAATTAAATATACGAGCATTATTAAGTTCAATGGGTTTTCCAGCGAACTGCAAGCTGCGCATTGACGGGAGCACTTTTTTGTTATACACGAGTTTATAGGCTTCTTCGATTTCATTTTTTAATTGTGGAAATTTTAATTGATGCATTTCTTTGTTTCTCGTAACTAACTCTTCCCATGTTTCTCTTCTGTTAAATTCAGGTTTGAATTTAGCATATTTCATATAAGTTGTTATGTCACTGAGAATACTCTGTGTTACATCCATTTTCTTTAATTTTTAGTTATTATAAATATTGAGTTGTCTATTTTAGTATTAAATTTATCTTTTGGAACAAATTTATCAATAGCTTTTTGAAAGAAGCTTCTTCTCATTTGTCCAGCACCATCGTTAGTATATGATTTGAAAAATAAATCGTTTAATTCTGATTGTTGGAAATAAGGCATTACTTCATCTTTAACTATTTTAGATACAGTATCTAAATAATGTTCTCCTTTTATTGCTCCCTTAGTTCTAGCAAATCCTTTTTCAGTTTCAGGAAAATAAAAATCTAATGCCCAATACTTATTTGTTAAGCCTTGTTTTTTTAAGGTTATTACCATTACTGGGTCATCACCTTGCTTTTCTATTTTCCACATTTTTTGCCCATCAGACATATCTACCTCTTCATAGTTATATGCTAAATCTGGGTTTAGAAATTCATATAATCCTGTATTGGCTTTGTCGTAGTATTCATCTAGTGATTTAGCCTCCTGTAATATTTTACAGTCGTTTATAAATGATAATTCTATCCATCGATCTAAGTCAAATCTAGTGTATTTAGCCATTTTTAATCTAAATAAGCGAGTTAATAGTATCTACGTACATAGACTTTGGTTGCACACCAACGTAACGTTGTTTAGCAACTCCATCTTTAAAAACAATAACCGTTGGTACACTGGTTACAAGATTTGCTTGTACTTCTTCTGGAGACGTATCAACATCTATAGTTTGGAAGTCCACATTTGGGAACGATGTTTGAATCTGTTCAAAGAGAGGGGCAAGCTGGCGGCATGGCTGACACCATGTAGCCGTGAATCGTTTAACCTTTATCATAAATTACTGATTGTGTAATTATAAATATAGTATATACTTTAATTAAGAGTCAAGTTTAAAAAACTTTTGTTGGAGAAGTTGTCTTTCTTCGACATCAACATTTGAAAAGTCATTTACTGGTTTCTTACCTGTACTACTATTTTCTATTTCATCATCATTAATAGGATTATTGTCAATTTCAATATATCCATTTGATGTATTAATTTTAGCTCTAAATGTCATACCATCAGCTCCATATCTATTTTTCATAATATGGAAGCGCCCTGTACCCTCAATTTTATCTTTACGTTTACGAGCTAAGGATATAATTATATCCCCAATCATTATTTTATCATATGATCCTGCTGCATTATCTCCTTCAATAATATCTGACTTAGCTGCAGTTCTATTAGCTTGCGATGGAGATACTACAGGTATACCTTTTTCTTTAGCAAATGATTTAGCAGCAACATAAACATCATCAATTTCGTCTTTGCGTTCTTTTCTACCTTTAGTACGCATATAATCTAGATAATCAATAATAATTAAATCGGGTTTAAAATCATTTTGATGTTCAAGTTGTTGCAAATGTGCTTCTATAGTATCAAATGATGCTCTTTTAGGTGGATACTCTTTAATAATTACTTTACCTTTTATTTTATTTACTATTGCGTCTATTTCTTTGCGGTGTAAATGTAATTTATCTACTTCAATATTAGAAAAAATAGCATCGTAGCGTTTACCAATATATCCTTCGCCTAATTCAAGTGTATAATGTACTACATTATAACCTAAAGCAGCAGCATAAGCACCCATAGCTATTACTGTCCATGATTTACCACCACCTGGATTACCAAATAATAATACTAAATCACCTTTACCATAACCACCTTGTGTTAGTTCATTAAATGTAGGGAAAGGAAATGGAATACAATTACGATCATCTTCTCTATACCTAGTTTCAATATCTAGGTTATAATCTAATCCTACTGTTTTATCCTCACCTGCCCTAACTGCTTTACCAATTAATTGTAGGATACTATCAAAATCATTTATTTCAAGTAACTGAACGGAATTTAAAATTGCTTTTTTAACTTGTTGATTACGACAGAAATTACTAAACTCAGATTCAACCCATTCCAAATCAGATTGGTCTGACATTTTATAGGCTTCTTTAAGTGATTCTGCAATTGATATTCTTAATACTTCATTATCAACCTTTTTTACCTCAATAGACATTATTTCTATTGTAGGTGTTGTATGATATTCGCTAAAATATTTTTGAACATACTCTACAATCCATTTATGTGCTGATGATTCAAAGTATTCTGAATCAAGTGAATCAATAATATTGATTAGGAATTGTCGTTGTGTTAATAGGGCTCCTAACACCTTAATCTGAAACGCAGGCCCGTATGTTGATAATTTATTTAACGTTGTCATAACTTTTTATATAATCTCTTATTATAGCACATTTTTCATAATCTTCTACCTCATAAGCTGAATACCACATTATATCCTCTAATAATTTTTTAAAATCACCTTCATGTTTATTATCTAATGTATCTTGTAGAAGTAGCATTTGATCTAAAGGTAATGTTGAATTATATATTTCAGGATGTAATACTGATTTATATATTAACTTATCCATAGTTTAAATCTATTTAAAAGAATTTAGATAACCAAAAAGTTGAGTTAACCAAGATGATACATTAGGAATACTTTCTCCTAACTTATCATTGGAATATAACTGTAAAAATATAGGCATATTTAATGTATAAGAATTATTAAATGCGTCTTTCACTAATTGTTTATTCTCTAGTGATAAAAATTCTCCATTTAAAGACATTAATTGTTGATTAATAAATAATTGATGCTTTCTTTCTACAATAGATAAATATAACTTATTTTCATTTATTTTTTCTGCTGCCTTTTCTATAATATTATTTATAGTAACTTTATCTCCTGTTAATTCTGGAAATAGTTTAATTAGCTTTTTAGGACCTAAACCATTTATCCCAGGTATATTATCAGATAAATCACCTAATAATATTTTATAATTTAAAAAATTTATACTGCTCACTCCATACTCTGTAAGCACTTCTTTTGGGGTATATATTTTCTTTTTTGTAGGTGAGTAGCAATGTACTTTATCAGACACTAATTGTAGGAAATCCTTATCAGCAGACATAATAGTCACCTTAGTTGTTTCCTCGTTTTTTTCAAATTTACTAGTTAAATAACCTATAACATCGTCTGCTTCTAATCCATCTATACTAATAATAGTAACAGGAAGACATTTTAAATACTGAATCAAACGTTCCATTTGATTACTTATACTTTCTTGTTCTTCCTCTTTAGATTGAAATATAGAATAGTTAATAATGCGGTTAACATTTCTATTAATTTTATAATCAGGAAATAAATTTCGTCTTGCATTTGACCCACCAACACCATCAAATATTACAATAACTTTAGTAGGGTCAGTCACCCTAATAGCATATCCAATCGATTTTAAAAAACCTACTAAACCACCTATGTGATGACCATCACTATTAAGATGATTTAGCATTGTAAAGTTTCTTAAGAAGGCATTTAAGCCATCTATTATAAGGATTGAACTTAGTTCTTTGCGAATATCTGGTTGTATGTTAACGAGTAAATCTGTATATTTACTCTTCGACATCTAATAAATCGCTTATATCTTTAATATTTTCAGTCATTTCATCTTCTTCGATAACATCAAAATCAGTTGATCCTAAAATTTGTAACCATTCGTTTGAATGCTCTTTTTTATATAGATCAATTGCTTTTTTATCATCTTCAATAAATCCATGAACTGTCATTACAGTAGTACCTTTTGTTTGTACACCTGTAATATGATTTTTATCTACTGAAATTTTAGTACGTTTAGCAAACTCAACATCTTTACCGTTTTTAGTTGCTTTAATTTTACTTGTGCCACTATTAGTTACGTTACCAAAAGTAATTACAAATGAAGAATCAAAAAACATAGTATCACCACCTTTATTTTTTAATTTAGGCATTTCCATTGGAGTACTAGGTTTAGCAACCCAAACTTTATTAGCTGCTATTAATGTATTTGTGTAAGGTTGGTTTTCTTTACGTGATAATATAATTTTTTGGTTAATAAAATTACCAAATTGCTGAGACATTGCTCCTGCATTCCACTCATTATTATTTTTATTTGAATCAATGCTTAAACGACAAGGTACTGAACCAACGGAATCCCATAAAAAACATAAATCAAATGGTAATTTACCTTTTGCTTGTTCATTAAGCATATCAGCTATAAATGCTGCTACATCTTCAATTGTATTAAGTGATCCTCTATCTACATAAACAAAAAATCCTTTATAATCAATAATTTCACCTGTTTCTTTATCAATTACTGGCTCAATTTCAAATCCCATTTGTATAGCATGCTCCCAATTCCATTTCATTTCAGTAACAATAAAAATAGGTAATATACCCATTTTTTGTGCTGCTACTGCTGCCTCAAGCATTGCTGTAGTTTTACCTGTGTCCGAATGGCCACGTAACAGTGTTACGTGACCCATTGGAATACCAGGTAAAGATAGTACATCTTGAAATGCTTTAGAAAGCGGAATCCATTTCTGTGGTTTAAATTTTACAGATTGGTCTAAGAACTTAGATTTTTTAAATGAGTCAATATCAAAAGACTTTTTAAGTGATTCTGATACTACTGATGTTAAACTGTCTTTATTTTTTGCCATAATTAATCGTTAAATAAGTTGTCAAATTTATCAGCGTTGCTAGTTTTAGCAGCGTTGTTTTCTAAAGAATATGCTGGTGTTACTGGTTTATTAATTTCATTAATAAAATCATCCTCCTCTTCATCTTTAGATGCAATTGGAGTTTCAGTAGCAGCTTCATCTTCAGGATTTAACCACTTAGTTAACACATCTTTTAAAGCATCGTAAGTATACTTACGGTTGATTCCTAAAATATCAGGTTGTTCATTGAGCAGCTTTTCTACAAGTGCCGGGTCTTCTGAAATTGGAGTAGTTTTAGGTTTAACACGAATATTACATTTAATACCTTTTCTACCAGCAATTACATCTTCAGTAGCTTCAATTGTAAAATCTCTACCATCAGTGATGTCAGTAAAATCACCATAATCATCATCAGCAGCGATTCCTACTAACTGATCATTAGTTAATTTACCAAATTCCCATAAACGAGCTCCTAAATTTTCTTCACCACGTATAATTACAGCAGCAAAAAAACGAGATTTAGGTTCTATTTTTTTAGCTAATTGCCAATCTTCCTTATCAGCAGATTTACGCAATTGTTTTGCGAAATCAGCAATTGGATCAGCTTCACCCCAATTAGATAAAGCTAAAATTGGTCCCTTAGCAAATCCATAGTGGAATTGTACCTCACGAATAGGCCATGCCTTATCATACTTATTAGGTAGGATACGTACTTGGTACTTGCCTGGTTTTGGTTTAAAGAAAATTTTAGTGTAATCAATTTTTTCGCGGGTTTGATTTCCCTTGTTTTGAGCAGCGGCCAACTTCTGCTTAGCCAAATTTAAATCCATAACTGTTTTATTTTATAATTAAATATAAGAACTCTTATTTAAACTACCAAATTCTTTTAATGAGCAGCTAGATCTATAATTTTATAAATAGATGTGTCTAAACGACGTAATTCAGGGCCGTTATTTAATAATATACAATTTTTATAATCAGCCCAATTCACAATGTATTTAGTATCTAATATACCATTGTTTAATTGTCTAATTAAAGCATTTAATGCATTAATTGTATATAATGTATTTGATTCTTTTTTGCGGTGTAGCAATATAGTGTTAGGTAACGGTTCGTCCGATACATTGCCCGCATCG